AATTGGCAAACTTAATAAGATCACCAGCTTTTAAGACACCTGTTGTTGAGTTGCTAAAACCATCTAAAGGCACTTGATTTGCGCCTATAGCTGCTGTGCCATTCACTGCTATATCTGTCTCACCTTTGTCTGCGCCTTGATTTTCTAAAGGATATTGAAAGGTAAAGGTATCGAAAGAACCTTTTTGTTTGACTAAAAATGCATGAAAAGCCTGAAAGTCTGCCTGAACCATAGGTGGCATTTGCACACTGAAGCTAAAATATTGCGCTGCAAACTGTTTTACTGACCTTTTGCCACTAAGGGTATAGGCTGTGGTATTTGGTCTGTTAGAAGCGAAATTAAACACTCTGGGCTTCTTACTAGTTGGAAATGCACCACTCATTAGACTAAGCCCACCTTACCTCTTTGATTCATAGCTTGTGAAACCATAGCCACGATCTGATTCTTTCTTGAAGCTATAATTTCATCCACCCCTGCTGCATCTGTCGCCTGTATAGAGAAGTTAATGCTAACTGGTTGTGCTTGTGCTACTTGCTGCCCTTTGGTGTGATCTATCACAGTTTCATTAGGGTGTAAGATTGCAGGGAAACCACCCTTACCATCTATACCACCTGCTCTAATACCATTGCCTGTGAAACCACCATTATCAAAACTTGTACCGAATAATTTATTTATACCAGCACGGAAGCCACCTTGACCGAAACCACCAGCACCAGTAAAAGCCTCAAAGAATGGTTTGATAATATTCATTCTGATTTGTAGTCTGATAAGTTCTTTAATGAAGTTGTCCACCATGTTTTTAAAATTAAGATCGCCAGTTTGCACAAAATCGACTAAAGCATCTTCAGCATCCTTAAAGCCTTTGACTATCATGTTTTGTTTACTAACTTCTTCACCAAATTCATCAAAAGTTTTTTTGAAAGCATCAAAAGGTTTTGATATATCACCAACACTTGTTCCTACTGCATCAAAACCTGTGACCATAGTTTCAAGCAGGGTTTGTATCTCTTCTGGCACATTCTCACCAAAAACATCTGTAAAAAATTTTTCCATTTTTTCTGCTGCAAGACGGACTGAGTTAGGTGCAACATCCATTGTTTTTCTAAAGTTTTCCATTTCAGCATCAGCATCTTTTATTCTTGTTGAAGCAACACCCATTTTTGCTGCAAAGTGCATAGCTTGTGTAATATTTCCTAGTGTTGCATGAGCTAAAAACATAGCTGAATTACCTGCTTGTTCAAACCTAACACCAATGTTTTCTAAATTTATACCTAAACCATGTAATGAAACCCTAAAATCAATAAAACCATCCATAATATCTGCTATAGAGTGCATGAAGCCTACTAAAGCATTTGTAACAGTCTCTCTGACCATTTTACCGAAAGCCATAACACCACCAGCACCACCCACACTCTCACTGGTTAGAGTGCTAAAGTTTCCAGCAAGTGTTTGTAGCATAGGTAGAAAAGCTATAGAGATTGCTGCTGTTACTGTTTTAAACTGTCTATTAATAAGCGCTAAAGTGTCATTAAACTTTTCTGATTGTCTAATACCATCTTCACTTAAAACCAAACCTAATTGTTCAGCTCTCGCTATATAAGCATCGAAAGCAGCGCCACCATTATCTAAAACATCGACTATTTGAATACCAGCACGACCAAACAAGTTAGCTGCTACTGTGGCTTTTTCAGATTGTGATTTGAGTCCTGCCATGCCGTCTGAGACTTCACGCAACAAGACATCCATAGTTTTTGTATTGCCGTTAGCATCTTCTATTGAAACACCTAAGTCTCTAAATATATCTGCTTGGGTTTTAAGACCTCTTTGTGCATCACCAACTGATCTTGTAAATTTTTCTAATGATTTGTTTGCTATCTCAACGGATGAGCCTGATTCTACTGCTGCTATTTGAAAGGCTTGTACTGTATCTGTGGCTATGCCTGTTCTAGTTGAAACTTTGCCGATAGCATCAGCAAACTCAAAAGAACTTCTTGCAACTGCTGCTACTGCTACGGAAGCTGCTGTTAAGGCAACTGTCGCTGTCGCTACACCCTTAGTTAGACCACCAACAAGTTGACCAGTTTTACCTGCTACCTTATTGAGACCTTTAAAAGATTTACTGGCAGTGTCTTTAGCTGCAATTAAAATTTTGTAAGTTTGACTAGCCATTTTTTTGTCTTTCTGCTTTTATTCTAAAGTATGCTGTCCATAATTGGTATTCTTCTATGGACATTTGCTGAATCTCATGCAAAGACTTACTTAAAAGTTCAGCTAGTTGTAATTGATTATAAAGGTTGTGGTCTTGGGCTAACTTTTTTTTACTTCGGCTGGTGACTTCTCAGCCATGATTTCGTTAGACACTCTGATAAGGACATTACGATCTACTTTAGTTAGTAGTGTTTGTTTATCCTCTAAGGAAAAGATTTGATCGCCTTTAGAATCTAAGGCTTTGTAGATTAAGACATAAGCTAACATCGTCATTTCACTCTCTTTAGCCATCGCATAGAGCTTAGATGTTTCTTGTAGGGTTAAAGGCTTGGCATAAATCTCAAGTGGTGCATCATCATCACCCCACTCAGGCACGATAATCTTCTTGACCTCTAGGGTATTGAAGTGCGCTTTAGCTCGTTCTATTGCTTTCAATACTAGACAGTGCCGATAGTTAATGCGCCAGTACCTTGTACTGTGAATGACCTTTCTACTAAACCATCAAAACTTTGGGTTTGTGAGATACCAGTTATCAGACCTGTGCCTGATAGTTGATATGCACCTGACCCACTGCCTTCTGGTTGAAACAAAAATGCTAGACTTGCGCCAATAGTCATTGCTGTTTGCGCTGTATCTGTGTCATCGAATAGCGCATCCACTGAAGCTGTGAATGTATTAAGGGTAGCTTTATAACTTCTTGCTGCATCGCCCATTGCTGTATCTTCTACTGTGTCACCTGTTTGATCGACAGTAAATGATCTAATCTCACCAATAGCATTGCCACCTGCTTTAACTACACCTGCTGAACCTGAAAATGTTGCCATAATTAAATACTTCCTTCTGTATGATGATAAGTGATTTGAAATGTCATTACAACAATTCCTAACGGATTATCACCTTCTCCGTTATAACTAATGTCAGTATTAACTAAAAAACTGTCTAAAGCTAGATTATTTATCAATCTATCGCCATATAATGCTTCTTCTACTTCTTCTGTAATAGTGTCAATAGTGTCATCGTAGTTAGCATTTGCTTTGACATAAGCCTCAATCACTAAAGACAATATCTTTTCTATTGCTCTAGGTGGATTAGTTGTTAAAGGCTCAGAAGTCTCTTCTCTGGTATAAATTAGCAAACAGGGCAGTTTGGTGTTCTCAATAGGATAAACCCTGCTCTGAAAGACATTAGAGCCTGTAGTAGATAAACCTGTAAGGGTCGTTGCTACTCTTTCTCTAATTAGTTGTCTTTTATGTGCCATGCCTTATCTTAGCTTATTTGCCTTGACCTTTGTATTTTTTGTGCGATCTGCGTTTGTGCTTATTCATTGTAGAACTGCCGAAGTTTCTCCGACCTTGTGAAGTCTTTTTGCCATTAACACCTGCTGTGGGTTCATGCCCTTTGCTAAATTGTGCGTTTGATTTCTTTGGCATTAATCGTCTTTAGATTGTGAAGCACCAAAGTAAAAAGATATTACTGCAGATGCCAAACCACCTAAATAACCTAACACTAGGTTAATTAAGGCTTCAGAGTTTTGTTCAGGTGGTTGTATAGTTACTAAAAAGATATAACCCATAAAGCCACCGATAACTATTAGACCCATAAACTTTGATGTCCAATCTTTAGAAAAGGTTTTCCTAGCATCTTGGGTATCTTGTGTTTCTAGCTTAAAGACATCAACCTCTAGCTCTTTCATTTTTACTTCAAAGTCTTTCTCTACCTTCTTTAATTCAAGTAGTTGTTCTGGTGTTGCTGCTTGTACTGCTTTCTCTACTGATTTTTGATTGTTTGGTACACCTAGCTTCTCAGCTATCATGCTGACGGCTGCACCACCTAATGGTGAGCCTAGTGCTGTGCCTAATGCTGGTGCGATTGTACTTAGTAAATTTTTTAACATAATTAGTCCTGTAATATAAGCATTGTCATGCCTGTGCCGTCTGGCTGTATGTTCACAATATTGTAAGTGACACTATCAATAGTAATAGTGTCGGCTGTATCAATACCTGTGACATCTGAAGATCGACAAGTTGCTACTGGTTGTGTGCCATCAATATCGACAGATTCACCAGCAATAGCAAAATATTCTTTATTGATAATAACTTTAATGGTTGAGGCGCTGCCATTGATAGATACTGAAGCACTTTCGCCATGCGTATCTGTATCAAAGAAGTTCAACAAGTCTTGTGCTGATTCTAGCGCCATTATCTTGTTTTAATATTCTTTTCTGCTTTATCTAATTTAGCTTTGCTTTTACCTTTAACTGCTTCTACACCTGCTGCTTCTAAGCCGTTGTAGTCTTTAGGGTTACAGTCAAATGTGTCACCTGAATTGTACCAAGTGCCGTTATAGCAAACTTTTCTCGTAGCTACTACTTCCATCATTTATCCTTTTTGCCTTTAGGTTTATATACATTACCAAACTGGACATTCTCCCATTCAGCTATATCTTTTTTAGCTATCTCTATAGAATCACCTGATTGGTATTTCTCACCACCATAGTAGTAAGTCTGATTGAAAACGAATTTAATTTTTGTATCACTCATATTTTTATTATACATAAAAAAAGGGCTACCGAAGTAGCCCTAGACTAAGTTAAAACTTAATTAAGTAATAATGTCTTTACAAACTGAGAAAGCATCATCGTGTCGTAGAGCTACATCTACATCTTGGAAGAATGCTAATCTAGTTGTTGCTGCTGTTGAACCTGTATAAGGATCGACTATGACATCGACACCAGACCAGAATCCAAGCATTAGCTGACTAAAGTCACCAAATATTAATGCTGACAAGTTAGAACCTGAACCTTTTGAAAGATCACTAGGTACTAAAGTAGATGACATATAGTCATAACCTAACATCTTGCCATCAGGGTCTAGCATGAAGTTACCTTCAACACCTGAACCTTGTTTTGGTGTAGTTCTAAGTTTTGCAGTAACTTTTGGATTACCAACAAACTTAACACTAGCATCATTCAAGATAGCATTATCTTCTTCTACTTTACTTATCATGCTCACTATATTGCTATAAGCGATTGCTGCACCATTAGTACCTAGAGCTTCAACATTACCTGTTGATGAAGCTATGATACCTGAAGGATGATTTGAAGCACCACCTTCTAAAGCAACTTCGTCAATCTTTCTAGCAAAAGTATTAATAACATCATTTCTCAAGACAGCTTCTACTGAAGGGTCTGATTGAAGCATTAATCTTCTTGAAACATCTACATAAGCAGCTAATGTCTTAGGTGACATTGTTACTTGTGCGAATGTTCCTGCACCTTCTGAAGGCGCTGCGTTTTCTGCTACGAAAGCTGAATTAGTTACTGAAGCTGATAACTTCGGTATGCTAACATCACCTTGTAAGCCAGTCATTATTCTTGCACCAGCTTGTCCAATAACCAATTTTGCATAAAGAGCATCAATAAACTCGTTACCAAGATGATCTGTTCCTTTTAAGAACCCACCACCTGAGTTTGAGCCTACTGTCTGATCCCTTTTACCAAAACCAATATTAGTTGGCATATAGAATCCTCTAGCTGCTTTACCTGTTTGGGAAGCAATCTGATCTGAAACTTCTTTCTCAAGACCTGATAGTCTGCCTTGTGCAGTTTCCTGAACAGCTTTAATTAAAGAGTATTCTCTTTGCTCAGTTTCATTCATATCAACACTTGATGGTAGATCAAGTGGCTTATCGTTTGCGATTGTCTCTAGAAGTGATCCTCTAAATTGAGCTAGTGATGCGCCATTTGCAACAGCTTCATTAGCCAAATCTCTCTTATTGTGTTGTACACCTAAGTCAATTATGGCTTTTGCTTCTTTTGCAAAATCTGCTCTTAACTCTGCTGGATTAACTTCTGGAGTTTTAGTTTCTTCGACTTTATTTTCCATTTTTCTTTCCTCATTAGAATTAATTTCGATTTTTGGTGTTTCTTTACTTCTAGCAAAACCTACCAGACTTGACTGGTCAGCAGGTACACTAACAGCAGAAACTTCGAGGGGAAGCCATGAATTAACTCTGTAGATGGGAACGCCATCTTTCTCAGATTCCTCTCTTTTCATACTGTTGACTTGATAGCCAACGGATATGTTCTGTCTAATACCATCAAGCACATCCCTATAGATTTCATCTGCTTGTTGGTTTTTGCTAAATCTTACTTTAGCTATTGTTCTTTTGTTTTGTCTGTCGATAGCAAATTCTTCTACGACACCGATTTGCTTAGTAGGGTCGTGGTCTAATAGAAGTGGGCTACGACCTGAACCCATAAATTCCATGTTAATTTCTTCTTCGTTGTGTCCTAAGACCTCATAACCGAAGTTTCGTTCTACTGGTACTTCTGAGGAGACACCAATTTCTATGGTTCTTTTATCCTCATCTATTTTGTTTCTGTCAAACTCAAAAGCTCTTTGTAGGTTGTTGTCTGGATAGAATCTAGCAACATTATCATCTGTTTCTGCTCTCTCTTCTTCCATGATTTCTTCTTCTTCCTCATACTCAGCCCTGATAGGGTCAATTTTTGTTAGAGTTGAGAATTTATGACCTACTCTAGTGTCTGATGCTTCACCACCTCTATAGACTTGTATCAGAGCAGCAGGATCATCTTCTGTGCCTGTAATTGTGAAATCACTATCAGGTACATTAATACTGCCGTCTCTTTCGATCTTTTCTATTTTACCTCTAGCTCTCCCACCTGAAGTATCCCAAGATACAAAATCGCCAACACTCAAAGCATCTGGCGCAGCTCTTTCTTCTTCATCGTCTTTATAGCCGTTTTCTTCGACTTCTTTTTCTGGCATAGCTTTACCAAACTCTACAATGTAAGAATCCTCAGTCTC